GCGGCCACGGGGAGCGCGCCGGCGGCATCCGCAACCCCGTAGAAGAATCCGGCGGTGTCGGCGATCTTATCGGAGGAGGCCGCCAAGTCTGCCGCCTGTTGACGAAGCGCGGTCGAGACGGGGTTCAAGCCGCGCTGCTGGCCGATGGGCGCGACGCGGTCCGCCTCATCCGCCTTCTGAAGAAGGGTATCGACCTGGCCATCGATGGTGTTCTTCACGTCCTCCCGTTGGGCGGGCGCGAAGAGTGCGGCCGCGGTCGCGCCGCCGGCGGCCATACCGGCTGCAGGCCCTGCGAGCGCGGTCGCCCCGACCGTGGCCGCGGCGGTCGCTGCCAGGGTAGGCGCCATGGTGGCGGCGTTGAAGGCGACGCCTTTTAAGCTCCAGGGGTCTAGCTTGCCGCCTTCAAGGTCCGAAGGCGCCCACGCAGTCTCATCCGCCCAGGCCTGAAGGCGGGAGGACTTGCCGGCGGTCAAGTTCGCTTTGCCGGCGGACAAGGTCGACTGCGCTTTGGCCGCCTCGTCCGCTTGCTCCTCCGGGGTGAGACCGGAGTACTGGCCCCAGAGGTTCGCAAAGACGACGGGGTCCAACCCCACGGACCGCGCGGTCTTCTGGACCAGGGCGTCTTTCGCCATGGCATCGATCTTGGCGCCATTGTCGGTGCCCGGCATCCGCGCAGCGACCTGGGGGAGGACGTTCAAGGCCGCCAAGGTCGCGCCCGCGCTTTGCACCTCCGCCGCGCCGTGGGATTCCTGGTAACCCGCGCCCACCTTCTGAAGCTGTGCCCCGACCACATGGGGGTAGGACTGCGCGAGGGTCTCCCAGGATGGCCCATCAGGCTCGGTCGCCCGTTCTTTCAGAGAATCGATAATCGAGGGGAATATTCCGTAGTTCGAGACTCGATCGCCATTCGGGTCAGGCGTGTGCCCGAAGAGCACGTCTCTTGAGGCCTGGAAGAGGTTTCGCGTGTTCTCGATGGCATTGGCATCGGGTGCCTGGTGAGGGCGGGCGAGCGAGGGGATGGTCGCCTGATCAGGGCCCACCGGCGTCCAGGGATCGGTCGGTGAAGGCGCGGCCCCCGCGGGGGCGGGTGTGTCCGGGCCCTTCGGTATCCAGCCGGCGGCCATGATCTACTGAAGCGCTTGGGTAGCGCCCACCTGTTGCGGCGTCCCATCGATGCCGACCGTCCACTTCCCGCGCGCACCGAAGTCACGCACCTGGCCGGGCTTCAACCCTTGAAGCGCGGTCGGAGGCGGTGAGCCGATGGCGCCGCCCCCGGGCTTTTGCGGGGGAACTTGAGGCGCGGTCGCCCTCGAGAGCTCGCCCGCGCCATAGTTGTCGATGATGTACTGGTCCGCGCCCTGCTTCGACTTGTCGGTATCGCCCATGGTCGCGGACATGATCGCCTTGTAGACCGTGGCGTGGTCCTTCAGGGAGTTGCCGGTCGGGGGCTTGAACGCGGTCGCGTGCGCGGTGTTCGGGTCCATCCCCAAAACTCCGGTCATATATTTGTAGTTACGGATCTGCGCGGTATCGTCCTTCGCGATGCCTGAACCGGTGGCGCGGCCTAAGACCTGGCCCTGGTAGGGCTTGCCGTCGATGCCGAGCACGGGCTTCGCCTTCGGATTCCCGTCCTCGTCAGGCTCGAGCGAATAGAGATTCCCGTCCTTCCCCGTCGAGTAGGTCTTCGCGGCCGCGCTCTTCGTGCCCTGATCCAGGGTCGAGTTCACATCCTTGTAGGCGGAGGCCGTGTCCTTGAGATTCTCCGAGTCCTGGCGATTCAAGTCCGCCTGCTCTTTCATCGCGGCCGACGGCGTACCGATGCCCGCTTGGGCTTTCTGGCGCGCATCCTCGATGGACTGGGCCTGAGTGTCGTAGGCGGACTGTTGGCCGGCGATATTGGCCTGGTGCGCCTTCTGGGCGGTCTCGGCCGAGTCGGATAGAGCGTTCGCGAGGGGGGCTGCTTGGTTCGAGGAGCCAACCGCGGCGGCCGAGTTTTTCATCAGGTGAAGGCCAAACTCCAAGAGCGCCGCAAACTTCTCTTTCTTGGAATAGTCCTGGTCATCGTCCGGCCGGGCGCCCAAGGAGGACTTCAAGTTGTCGTACTTCTCATCGATGTCGCCGTGCTGCTTCTCCCACCAATCCATGTAATCGGTGCGCGACTGCGGCTTCATCGCATTCAGTAGGTCCAGGGTGCTCTTCACCTTGGCGAGCTTTTTCGGATCGAACTCAGCCTGCGGCCCGGTGTTGATCTGGCCTTTCTGGGGCTGATTCTCGATGCCGTTCGCGGGCTGCTGCCCGGGGACGGGCGTCGGCGGTCCTTGAAGCGGTGCCGTCGCAGTAGCGCCGGCGCCCGGGGAGGCGGGCTGGCTGGGTGAGGCCGCCAACGGCGCGGGTGCACCTTGGATGGGTGGCATCGGGGGAGGGGCGCCCAAGGTGTCCTGAGGGTCCGGGGGCGCGATGGTTCCTGCTGCCATGGGTATTCCTTATCCGCCGGCGCCCGAGCCGAAAGACCCCAAGTTCATGACCGGGGTGTAGGTCGGGATGGTGAGCGAGTTGTAGGCCGCATTGTCGAGGCCTGCCTGGGAGGAGGAGCTCGTGCCGTAAGTCCCCCCGGTCGCAGGCTGCCCAGTTGAGCCACCCCCATAGAGGCCCGCCAAGGTCGAGCCCAACCCCAAGATCGAATTGCCGACGTTCGACTGCACGGGCGCGCTTTGCGCAACGCCGCCCTTGCCGGCAGTGACAGCGTTGATCAGTGGGCCCAATTGCTGTGCGCTCCAGCCCTGTTGGCGCATGAACTGACCGTACTGGGCATCGAGGTTGGTCTGGTTGATGACCTGTGACACACCGCCCGTCTGAAGTAGGTTCGAGATCTGCGAGTTGGTCATGTTGGTGACATCGTTCCCGGCCTGCATGTAAGCCGTGGCGGCCTGCGTCTTCGCTTGGTTGTCGTTTTGCCAGGCACTCATCGCCGCGTTGTAGGCGTTCGCATTCAAGCTTGCGGTCGTGGTCGCGGTGTTGAGGGTGTTATCCGCGGTGAGAGTCGCCTCCTGGATGGCGTCCCTCGAGTTCCCGAACGAGCTGGTCGCACCCTCCCCGGTCTGATCGGCGGCGAGCGATTGCAGGTAACTCTTGTTCTGGTTAGCAAGCGTCGTGTTGACGACATCCTGCGTATACGGGTTCGCGTAGGTGGCCTCGGTCGCCTGGTTCCAGGGCTGCTCGGAACCGAGCAAGCTCGTGCCCTGAGCGACATCCGCCTGGCCCGCTTGTTGGTTCGCGCTCGAGGAGGCCAATGAGTAGCCCTGCTGCTGGTTGCCCGTCATCGGCGCGGTCAGCTGTCCGGTGTAGGCCTGGAAGGGCTGGTTGGCGACCGTCTCGGCCTGGTTCAGCATCGTGTTCTGAGCGCCCGCGAGTTCGGACGCATTCGCGTTGTTCGCTTTGGCGGCCGCGCCGGCGGCGTTATTCGCCTCGATCGACTCGCCCGCGGAGACCGCGGCGCCGGCGGCTGCTACCCACCCTGCTGGCAAAGTCCTTCTCCTTAAGTTTCAGTGAACGTCGGGCCCGGGCCACCGACAATTCAGGCAATTCGGTTGTTCCAAGCGTAGACAGACGATGAGCGTCCAGCGATCAAAGTCCGTGGGGTTCGTGACCCAATGGGGCTTCGAGTTATCAAAGGCGAAAAGGTCCCCCTTCTCGGTCTCGAGCTCCATCTCGTCGTAGCAGAACTTCTGCCCGGGAGCGGCTTTCAACTGCACCGCGAACTTCAAGTACTGCTGCGCGTGCCAGCCGGAATCGACGTGGCGGCGCACCTCCCCGCCCGCCGGAATCCGGGTGATCAGGACCATGCCTAAGCTCTCGGCCTCGTAAAGACGCATCAGATCGAAGACCAAGGGCTTCACATAGGGGAGCTTCTGGTAGGCCGACCACCACACCGACTCGTGGCGCTCGTTGAACTTATGCCGATCCCCCTTCCAGTTCTTCCAGTCGTTGAAACGGACGATGATGTCCGAGACCCGCTTGTGGGGATTGGAATACCCCTCGGCCGCATTCCCGAAGGAGCGAAACACGTTGTCGTTCCAGAGCTCCGGCTGCGCCTCGATTTGATCGACCAGGGGCTGCACGTTGACGCCTTTGCGAAGGACACGGATGGGCTCGTTTCTCATCACGGCCTGGCGCGCCTTTTTCTGGGCAGCCTTCATGAGAGCGCCTTACTGATCTCGGCACGGAACTCCCGGGTACGCTCATGATCAATGCGCACGCGGGGGAAATGCGGGTCGATGTGCATGGACGCAAGCATCATGTGACGGGTGCCATCGAACGGGGTGCCGTGTCCCAAAAGATGCTGCCAGATCGCGCGCGCGGTGCCGGGGCGAAAGAGGTCCTTGTAGTGGACGTGCCAGCCCTCGATGCGCTCGAGCACCCCGCCGTCCCACGCTTTCGAGAGCGGCGAGAGACCGATCGCGACGAGTGATGCGTTCACCTCGTCCAGGTCCCGGTGCAGGACCACCTTCGGGCACTGTTGCCGATTCACCCAATCGGTCAAGAGCGGCAGCCCCGTGCAGGCGAGTCCATAGCGGCGAACGAATGGGAGCACCTCCAATTGCTCGACCCCGTTCTCGAGAACGGGGTCATGGAGGCAGATTTGATGCTCGGTCGTGAGCCAGTTAGCGGCCCAGGTTGAGCCTGAGCGCGGCGCGGAGAGCACCATGAATGAGATCATCGAGAAGCCCTTTGCCACAGCGCACCGTAAGAACGGCGCGGGATGGGAAGGACTTTAGGGGTCTAAAAGGTCGAGCGGAATGTCAGTGGCTGGCAGGGTGAGGAGTTCAGGATGACAGAGCGAGCAGCCGCGGTGCCCGCTCGGGCCATGTTCATGGTGTGAGTGGCAATCGCAATCATCGAAGGGTCCCATCACCAGGCCTCCGTCCGGAGGACCTATCCAATCAGTTGACCTTGCCGGCGCCGGCGACGTGGACATCGAGCATTCCCCAGACTCGGTAAACGATGGTCGGCATGTACATGCGCCCGACCTGGGTGCGAAGCTTGCCCATCTCCTCGGTGGTCAAATCCACGGTCGATCCGCCCTTCACGATCTTGTCCGCGAGCTGCGCCTGGCGATATTTCTCCTCCGCCGGCGGGTTCGAGTTCGCCTCGACAAAGAGCGCCGCACGAAAGAGGACCATTCCCAAGGTGAGCGCGGGCGATGGCCCATCGATAAATCCCTTGCCGCCGGCGCCCGGTTCCGGGTCCACGGGGACGGAGTGACCGTAGAGGTCCATGATCGGCTGAGTCAGGTCATAGCGCATCGGGAGGCAGACTCTACCCGCTTAAATCGAATAGGTCGAGATGTTGGTCGTGCCGATGAGGGTCTGCGGCAGCGGCACGGGAGGCGAGGTTGCGTACGTGCCCGTCACGGGCGCGGGTTTAGCGCCTGCGATGGCGACGTTCGGCACCGGCTGCATTTGACCGAGGGGCGGAGAATAGGTGCTCGGCGGTGCGGTCGACCATGCCGCCCAATTGGCGCTTGTGACAGTAAATCCATTGCCGCTCACGTTGCCGACGATGGTCGTCGGATTGTTGGCCGCCCCGAGGGCCGTCGTCTGATACGTCCCGGCCGCCCCTGTCCCGGACGTCCCACCGGTTCCATAAGCATCGATCGCGATCGCGGCGGAGGACGCGAGAGAGTTACCGCCGCTGTTGGTGAGTAAGTAGAAGCCCGATCCTGTGCCGCCTAAATTCGAGTTCGGCGTGGTGAGGGAATCTTCGTAGCCGCCAATACCGGTTGCGATATTGCCGATGTTGTTCTCGCCCCCGGCGGTTATGACGCACGAGGTGACGTTTCCGAGGGTGACCACTATCGTTGCCAGAATCCCAGTGGCGACCCCGAGCTGCGATGTGAGAGGCACATTCGTGTAGGTACCGGGGACGTAGCCTGAACCGCCGCTCCCTATCGCGGTGAAGTTCGTAACCCCGCTGCCGAGACTAAGCGGACCGAAGAGGCTCGCGAAAAATACCCCGTTGAGGCCGCCGCTCGCGCTTAGCCCTATTTGCAGCGTCAGGTTTGCAGCGCCCCCGCCGGGAATTGTCCCGGTGACGCTCGCGGCGGTCAGGACTCCCGGCGCGCTGATGGCCCCCGTGCAAGTAGCTGTAGCCATGGAATCACTGCCAGGGGATCAACAAGGTGATCAGCGCGGAATTTATAGACGCGAAACCAGTGGTACCTCCGAACGGCAAGCCGACCGATAGAAACGTAATGGTAGTTGAACCGATGATCGCGAATGCCGGGGATGTGACCCCCAGCGGAATATCGTTTGCCAGTCCTATTCCTAGGAGCGCACTAAATCTAAAAACAGGGTCGATAGTTATCGTCGGGAAGACGAAAACGGTTCCGTTCTCTAGAGTCGTCGCCAAACCAGCAAATGATGCGGCAGTCCCGGGACCTCCATTGACAGCAGGCCAAAAGTTGCTGTTGTTCTGATTTAAGGTGGTCGGGTACACCGTGTTAGTGGTGTAAGAAATACTTTGTGCACATCCATTCTCTTGACCGTTGCCGGGGTTCGACGCACTAAACCCCGTGGTAAGTACGGTGGTGCCGTTTGCTATTGCAGCGCCCGCGTTGCTCGAGTGGCGGTAGATGAACAAACAGCCAGAAGCGGCATTAGGCGTCGCCGAGGCCACTTGTCCTATTTTAAACACCATTCCCAAAAAACTGAGCGCCGGTATGTAGCAGTATCTCGATACATAGGCTGTTACGGTGCTCAAGGGCGTGCCACCCCAAAGCACTGCGGAACGCGCCGTTACCGCGCCGTTTACCGCAGAACCGAGGGTTCCCGCGCTCGCCCAGGAGGTGCCGACCGTCACCCACATCTGGGGGTCTGCCGCGGCCTGCCCGGAGCCAAACTCGAGTTTTATAACCACGGGAGAAGCCGCACTCGTTAGCTGCGCGACGTAGGCCCCGCCGCCCGAGCCGCCGGCCGCGGCGCCGGCCGCGACCATGCTCGCGCTCGTGACCGTCAGGTTATCGCCGACGTTGTACCCAGTGCCCGCGGTGGTCGGCGTGATTGAGGAGATAACGCCAGAAGCAACGACTACGGTTCCCGCGGCGCCGCTCCCGGTGCCGCCCGTGAGGGCCACCCCAGTGAAGGTGCCAGAGCCGCCGCCGTCGTACCCGGAGCCGCCCGTGTGCGACACGAGCGCAGTCCCGGTAACGAGTGGCCCTTGGCCCAATGTGTCGTTGAACGTGAACATGTAATAGCCGGCGGAAGTGTTCGCGGCGCCGGGCACGGCAGTGACCGAGGGCACGGCCATCTGCCCTGAATCCATGGACGAGGAGAGCTGCGTCAGGCCGCACATCGTGACCAGAGCGTTTTGGACTTCGTTGACCCACGCTTGAAAGGTCGCATTCGAGGTCTGCGCGAGAACGGCAGAGGTTGAGAAAGTAGCCATTTATTGAAACCTCAATTGGATCTCGACCACTGTGAAGGTCGCATTGCTGGCAAGGGTCAGGCGGATGATGTCGCCCTGGTTGCAGGTGGTGGTCCAGCCGGATAGGGTCGTGTTCGAGTAACTCGTGCCCGCGGAGATGGCGGGCGGCGTCCCACCGGTGATGTCATTGCCGGAGGTGGGAGGGCCCGGGAAGGTGGTCTTCCAGACGTCGACCGTGCAACTCCCCGTACCCCCTTGGGTCGCGATATAGACCTCCTGCAGGGTGCAGTTGTACGGGATGATGATATCGACCGGGGTCACCGCGGACACCGGCACAGACCCTGAGCTCGAGCTCCAGCCGGCGCCCTTGATGAAGGAGAGCCTAGAGCCCTTCTGAAAGTAGGCACTCGCGTTGATCGTTCCTGCGCCTTCATCGCCGCCCGTGACCGCGTTCGCGTACAAGCCACCGTCGGCGGCGATGATCCAGCGCGCCGTGCCATCGGTCTCGAGCACCACCGCGTGGTTCGTGGTCGTGCCGAAGTTCAAGGAGGAGGCGGCGACGGTCACAAAGACGCCGGCGACCGTGCCGTCGGTCAATTCGAGGAGATTCGTTCCAGCCGCGGCCAGGATCTCGACTGCGAGTCCTGAGGTCGGCTGGAAGATCCAGTTCCCCGTCATCGTGGGGGAGATCGACTGCGAGAGCGGCGGCGCCGCATCCGAACGCATATACGTTGTCAATACGCCGTTGACGGCCGAGAGGCCCACGGTCCCCGTGGGGTTAGCCGGGCTTGCCCCGCCGCCGCCGGAACCAGGATTCGCAGCGTTGATCACCGGATTGCCGAAGGCATCCGCCGTGAAGTAGATGTTCGCCCCCTGCTGCACGTAGCCCGTGGCCCAGACCTGGGAGCCGTTGAAGCTGAAGGAGTTCGACTGGATATTGACCGCGTCCGCGAGTTCGGCGACCCGGGTGACTGAGAGCCAGTTCTCCCCATCGGAGCCATCGTCCGAAACGGTCGAGAAGATCAACTGCCCGGGCTCGGCGTGGATGCGCCAGGTCCCTTCGTTCGCGGTGTCATCGGTGTTCTGGATGCGCCACTCGACCTCCTGGCCGGACTGCTCGATATTGCCGACCAAGTCGATATCGGCGTTCGAGGTGAGACCCTCGCTGAAGGTCTGCGGGAGCGCCCAGGTGTTCACCGCAGAGAGAAGCGCATATTGGGGGTGATCGTTCGCGATCACGGTGCCCCCGGAGGCGACCGTGAACTCGAGGCCCTGAAGGTTCGCGTGGTTGATGTCGCCCTGGTTTACGGAGAGCGTCCCGCCGGCGAAGATCAGGCTCGAATCCGGGATTGCCCAGGTGTAGGTCTGCGCAGCCTCGTTCCAGGCGACGAGCGCATTTTGACCGGGGTCTGACAAGTCCAAGGGGTTCTGCGGCATCGCCGACCAGTACCCATCGATGAAGGTGATCACATCGCCTTGAGCGGGCGCCAGGAAGGTATTCGGGTCGACCTGGGCGATCTGGCTGAACTTTAACGCCGCGAACTCGGCGGAAGTCTTCGTGACTGCGATGAGGACATTCCCAGGGATCAAGCCTGAGACCGTGTGCGCGGGACCCAAACCCGATTCGGTCGCGAGCACGTGTTCGGTGACGCCCGTCGTCTCCTCGGCGGCGATCGCGGCGATCTGCGCGCTCTGGGTATTGACGTTCGAGATGACGGTGGTCAACGCCTGGACCATGCGCTGCAGCTTCACCGGGTCGTAAGCTGAGCCTTGCGCAAACTGCACATCCAGTTGCGGGATGCGGTTAACGGTGGACCCCGCCATGGCGCCTACCGCTTCGCGTACGGGAAGGCGAGCCCCTGCCAGACGCCCATGCGAAAGCTCGAGCCCAAGGAGGGCGCGCCGGCCGCTCCCGTCAGGTTATCCAGGCGGATGACGATCTGGCTCCCGTGGGAGTCGATGTCGATCTGGCTCATCGTCGAGTTGAAGGCGACCGGGCCCGCGACCGTGTAGGCGGCATCCTGCGGCCGATCCTTCGAGAGGAGCGTCAAGTTCATCTCCCCCGTCATCGACTGCCAGTCAGGGACCATCGAGCGCACACAGAGGTGCGAGTCCGACCCGCCGATGGTGAAGCGCGCATCCGAGCCGCCCATGGTGTACTCAGACTTCGCCCCGCCGATGGTGATGTCCAAGGATTCCATGTACCAGGGAATCGCATTGGTGCCGGAGGCCTCGATGCCATCGGTGCCGATCTCATGCTGGTAGAGATACCCTGCATTGACGCCGTAGGGGTAGCCGTTCAACGCCGGCGCCCGCCCCCTCGCGCACGTGCGGGCCCAGTCCCCGGCGTACCAGGTCCCATCCTCCCAGTTGAAAGAGACGTAGCGGTCGACCTCGCCATTGGTGGACCCCAAGGACTGGTACAGCCAGGTCACTTCGGTCTTGGTCTCCAAGGTGAAGGCGATGGTCTTCTCGGCCTGGGAGGGGTCTATCGCGGTCTGCTTGCCGTTCACATTCCGGTAATTGGGGTCAAACACCGTCTCCCACGTATCACAGGCCTGCAGGTTCAAGGTGCCGGAGTAATTGTAGATGTTGTCGTACCCCATGAAGTAGGCGACACCGTCCACGTCCACCGCGGCGTTCGGGGTAAAAATCATAAATATCGGTGCCACCGACGAAGACCATGCGGTAGAGGTTGGTGTCGGTCCAGATCAGGTTTTGGCCCTGAGACTTCAATCCCGTGACGATCCTCGAGCCCGCGGTCAATTGATAGTCCCCGGCCGTGTTCTCATCGGTGGACACCCAGTCGGTGATGTCATCGAGCGTGCACCAGGAAACGAGCAAGGGATCGTAGCTCGAGGTGATATCGGTGCTTCCTAACGCGATGATCACCCGTTGGGCGGCATCGACCAAGGCTCGTTGGACGTTCAAGGGGGCATTCTCGAGGATCGCAGCCCGGGTGTTGGGGCCGGAGATTTTCTGCCACCAGTAGATCTCCCCGTCGGACTCCGAGGCGATCAGATCCTGGCCATAGTTCTCCAAGCTCCAAGAGCGCAGGCGAGCCAAGACGCCGGCGCCGCCGGTGCGCGGGGTGCCGTAGGTTCCCATGCCGTAGGTGCCGGTGCCGTAGCCTGTGAGAAGACCATTCGAGGCGAGCCCCGTGTACATCTCGTAATTGATCGAGATCGCCCCGCCGCCATCCGTGACGGTCGAGGTCGCGGCGGTCGCCTGGGTCACGGTGTAGTTGAACGGGTCGACGACGGTCAGCTGGTACGAGCCTAAGAGTGTGATGCCGCCGATGGTGACGGAGACGGGGAAGTCGACGAAGTCCCCGGTGTTCGCCTGGTGTCCCTGGCCCTCGGAGCCATTGTCGGTGACATTGACCGTGGTGTGGGTCGCCACCGTCGAGAGTGCGTTCGAGAGGTTCGCGGTGTTTCGGATCGGCGTGACATCGTAGAGCGTGCCGCCGTTCGCGATGTAGAGTTTTAAGTTCGTCCCGATCGCGACCCAGTACTGGTTGTCGTAGCTTGCCCAGTCGTGAAGGCCCCGGGCGGCGCCCAAGTACAGGATCGGATTGCCCAACAGGGGGTCGATGAGTGCCTGATACTGCCAGCCGCCCATCTTCTCTGGCATGAGCTTGTGCCATCGCACCCAGGAGGCATCTTTCCAGCGGTCCCAGTTCATGTAAGCGATCCGGGTGTGCGCGGCTCTCCCCGAGACGTTCGAGAGGACGCCTGGACCCAACGGGATCGAGACGTACTGGGCTTTGCGCTGGCCCGCCACTTACGCAGGCCTCCAGACTCCGCGCTCGAGGAAGCCGTGGTAGACCTCGAAGGCAACCATGGTCATCTTGGCGGGGTCCATGCGGGAGGATGACACCTTGATGGAGGGCTCGACGGTTATGCTATCGCCGTGATCGGTGATGGTGTGGCCGTTGAGATTGGCCATGTGGCCGTTCGGCGTGCGAGCGTACCAGCCGTAGCCCTCGAGATACCCGTAATCGCCAGGCTCGAGCTCCTTCGGGAGCGTGATCCGATCGACGCGGCGGCCGATCACGATACGGCGCCTTGGACATTCGGCGAGCCGGACCCTGACACGAAGGTCGCGGAGCCTCCCGAGAGCTCGATCGCCTTACCCGCGGCGCCGCCGGCAGAGAACGGGGTGTAGTGGCCCGTGGTCGTGGTTGCGGGGTTCGTGCCCGCCGTCCCCGCAGTTCCCCAGTTTCCCCCGGACTGCGATGTGCCTGATTGACCGCCGCCCGCGTTCGCGCCCGTCCCGGAATTCCCCGCCGTGCCGAAAGTCCCGTTGACCCCCACGCTACCACCGCCGCCATCGGCTCCCGGGGCATAGGCCCCCGCGATGTATTGACCCCGGCCGCCGCGGCCGCCCTTGCCGCCGCCCGCGCCGCCGCCCGCCCCCGCTGCATTCCCGCATCCCGTGCCGCCGGAGATGCCATCGTACGCACCGCCCGCGCCGCCGCCGCCGCCGCCGCCCCAGATGTTGCCGTTGCCGTTCGTGATGTTGAACGTGCACCCGGAGCCCGGACCCAAGATCGCGTTGCCGCCGTTGGCGCCCGCGGTCGCGCCGATCACCGTGGTGCCAGACCCCGGATAGGCGCCAGAGGCCCCATCGCCGCCATCGCCGCCCTTGCCCTGGATGTAGCCCAAGTTGGTCAAGTTCACCGTGCAGCCGGAGATGAGCCCCGAGAGGTCCATCGCCGGGGTCAAGGCGTTCAACGACTGGACGATGGTGCCTTTGGTCACCAGGATATTGATGGTCGCGGGGCTCCCGAGGGTGCCCAGGATGGCCTTCAAGGACCAGTTCAGGCAGTTCGAGGAGATCGTGATCGGAAGCGTCGTGCCGGCGCCCGTGTTCAAGTTGCCGAACTGCCCAACGCCCCACTTGGTCAAGGCGGCGTTGTATTTTAAGAGGAACTTGTCGATTGCCCCGGGTGCAGTGCCGAGCACGGGCGCCAAGCCATTCGGAAAGAGAAAGATCGCGTTCCAGGAGAGCGTCCTCGAACCCGTGCCGTCCTGCACCACCCAGAGCTCGATCTCCATGCCGTCCTGCACGTTCACCGGTGCCGCCATGACGCGGTTGCCGGTGATGGTCAGGATTTGGCTGTTGCCGTTGTTGCAGTCGATCGTGGTGGTCGGGCCCTCCGTCACCGTCGCGAACGGCCAGGCGGTGGGGATGGAGACTGAGTTCGTGACGATGGTCGAGGCGGCGATCTCTGCCGCGGTGCGCGACTGGCGCACCCAATTGGCGGCGGGGACACCGTTCAACTGACTCGCAGAGGACGCCCCCGCGGCCGGTGCATAGCAGTTCGTGCCATCGCACCAGATGAACTGAAGCACGCCGGCGGCGAGGGTGATGGTCGCGCCCGCACCGCCATAGGTGAAGGTCAAGGTTTGCCCGGTCTGGTTGTTGATCAGGTACTGCTTGCCGACGACGGAAGATGGCATCGTGACCGTGACCGGGCCTGCGGGGGTACCGACCAACGTGATGGAGAAGTAACGCGCGATGGAGGCGGAGCCCTGGCTCATCGCCGGCATCGAGTACCCGGTCGCTGTGCCGATGTTGACCGCGGTCCACCCGGTGATCGCGGTGTCGAGCAAGTTCAAGGCATCGGAGTTGAGCGTCGCTCCCCAGGTATTATCGTACGCTCCCGTCGCGGGGAGGCGGACCTGGAGGAACGTTGTGAATGAATCTGCCACGTCTTACCCCTGTGCTTGTTGTGGTGGTGGTGCGGCCTCGGGCGGTGGGCCCGGAACGGAGGCCACGGGGGCCAGAGGGGCGTAGCTTCCGGAACGGGCCGCGATCATGATTTCGCCGCGGGCATTCGGGAGGAGCTCCTCGTAGTATTTGGCCTTCATATCGGCGTAGCGGTCATCCGCCTTGATGAAGTGTTCCATCTCCATCAGGCAGCACACGAAGAGGAGCTGCCCCACGTTGTCCCCGAGCCACGTGTTCTGCGCGATGATGATCGAGACTGGCCGCTTGATGTAGCGGCGCACATAGGCCGAGGTGAAGGCATCGGCCGGCGGCCCGAAGATCCACTCGGAAGCGCCCTGGTCGGCGAAGTATTTAGGCTGCCCCTCGGCCGCCAAGAAATACTGCGTGAGGAAGTCCCAGGAGCGCTTGACGAGGGTGCGCGGCGCAGGGCCCTGACCGTCCTGCTTGTCGTACACCACCCAGAGGTTTCGCTCGACCACCATCTGCGGGTTCAACGTGGCATTCGCCGTGACGGCAGCCGCCATCGGGAGCGTCCAGGCGGCGGTCGTCTGGCCGTTCGTCAAAGTGACCGCTTGGATCTCTTGGTCGGAGAAGGTCACGACATACGGGCCCGTCGTGCCGGTCCAGGCGCTTGCGAGCGTGGCGGAGGTCGCGTTCTGAGCGATCGGCGCGGAGAACACGAGGGGCTGCGATTGATTCGGCTTGGGGATCGAGGTGTCGCCTTGGGTGGCTGGAACCGAATCGTTCACATCGAAGATGTCCAGATCAAGGTCAATCACCAGGCGAAGCTCGCCCAAATAAATGATCCGATTGAGGTTCGCAAGGTAGAGCGTCGAGCTCTTGACCGGCCAGGCCTGCAGAGCCGCATAGAGCTCGGTGTAATTAAAGCCCTGCATGGTCTAGCTCCTCCCCCTCGATGCCGGTCGTCTCGCCGACCAAGGGCGCACCGTTCAAACTGCAGCAGGCATCGCCGTACACCCGCATGTCGCCCTTGCCGCAATAAAGGTCTCGGCCCGCACTGTCCTCGGCGTAGGCCGCACTCGCATAGGGGCAGCGGTGGCAGCCAAAGCCCTTGCCATTCGCCGCGACCCCGTAGGTCGCAGCCTCCGGGCTCTTCTCGTCCAAGTCGAGCTCCGGATCCCCGGCGCACTTATCCTCCCAGTCCCCGCAGGAGCCTGCTTCCCGGTCGATGCGCGGGATGTCCAAGAGCAGGCAGTCCGTCCCCTCCGACATGTTGCAGGCGCCGCAGTTGTAGCGGCCGTTGGGGTCGAAGGTCCTCGAGCGGCCCGTGCGCGGGTCTGCATAGTTGAAATGGTTGGAAAAGCCATCCCGGTGATGATTCTCGATGAGCTCGCGCTCCGGGCCCACTTCCTTCGGCTGGACGTAGAGCCCATCGCGGCCGCGCTTTGGGCGTTGGATCAATCGCACGGGGATGCTGACTTCACGCATTTTATGGATTCACCGTCATGGGGTAGGTCGAGCCGTTGCCGAAGGGGGTGGAGTTGACCGCCTGCCATTGCCAGGTGGTCGAGCCCGGGGCATCGGTCGTTGAATACACCGCGGCGCTCGAGGCCAAGTTGTAGGAGTTGCCGCTCTGATCGACGAAGCGAAAGCTCGTGAAGTAGTTCTGCGGGTTCGTCCCTTGGATCGCGAGGACGATGGTGTTCGAAAAGGCCGCGCTTTGCTGGAAGCCCGCCACGGTCACATTGGAGCCGAACACTTGCGTCGGATTCGCGAGGATGGAGCCCGAGGAGAAGCTCCCATTGGTCGACCCGTCGTAGTACCCGGTGCCCGCGCCGGCGCCGGGGATCGGACCGGTTGAATTGATCCCGGCCGTGATTTGGAACCAGATGATGATCTCAGTGTTCGAGGTCGCCAGCGTGTTGTCGCTCGCATCCTTGGCGAGCACCAGATAGTCGTACTCCCCATACGTCCAGCTGCTCGCAAGTCCCCCATCGCCGAAGGTGTCGGTCGAGCCCGTGACCGTCATCAGGAAGGCGAACCCGCCGCCGTTGACCTGGCGCCAGATATCGAAGTGATCCGGCGTGATCGAGCTCGTCCAGGAGAGGGAGGCTGTATAGAAAAGATGGCCGCCCTGGATGTGCGAGGCACCGACGACGGGGGCCAGTACCAAGGTGGGAGTTGCCTCGATGATGTAGGCGGCCGTTCCCACCGCAGAGTCGGTGTAGCCCGGCGCGGTCGCGATCGCCTTTAAGGTCTGGGAGGTGGAAACGACCACGGGCACGGTGTACGGGGTGGAGCTCGGCGTCGGGGTCGAGCCATCGTCGGTGTAGAAAATGGATGATCCTGGGGTCGAGCAGGAGATCACGACATCCTGGGTGATCGAATAGGTACCCGCCGGCGGCGGCCACGGTCGCCGACAACACATTGGAGGTCGCGGAGGGCATCTCAACCGTACTCCGCATTCGCCAAGACATCGAAGCCCGTGACCGAGTAGTACCAGGTCCCGACCCCAGGATCGTCGGTGTAGGTGTTGGTCTCGACCACCAGGGCGCCGAACTCATCCGCGGTGTTCATGAGCGTCGCGATCACGGCGAAATTCACCCCATCGCTCGAGCGATTGACGTAGTAGCCGGCGGTGATGTTCGCGCCCGAGGAGGAGCCCAAGGGGCTTTTTCCCTGGGTAGCTTGATTGAAGTCATCGGTCTCGACCTGTGGGACCGTATTGAAGCCTGACCAGGAGAGCTCGATCAGATCCCCAGACTGCACCAGGGTGAGCACAGGCGCGGAGACGAACATGGTGTCGACCGCAGGCTTGTAGAGGGCCACGGGGTCGGTGACGATCGCTAGGCGCTCTTGGGGCTGGGGCGGGTCGTAGCAGCCCTCGCACACCCGAAGGTTCGGGTAGTAGCCATCGAAGACCAATTCACGAAGATAGAACCGCAAGCCGCAGCGCTGGCAAAGCCCCCATGCAATCGATCCTCGCGCATACATCGGCATCGGTCATCTCACTTGCCTGAGTCGATACTCGGGTACTTGGCGTGCACCTTGCGCTTGATGGTCTCCTGCTCGGCAGGACTCGCGTAATGCGCCATCGAGAGCGCCGCTCGAGCGTGGCTCTCATCGTGAATCGGGTAGCGTCGTCCGGGTAAGGCGAAATCACCCCCCGGGATCTCGTCCCGGCGCCCCGTGGTCAGTTTCGTCATGGCTTCCTCCGATTCCACCAGGCGCGTTCGATCGCCATTCGCCAGCGATCGAACGCGCAATAGGGCGACACCCAGGTGATCTCGACCTCCACCCGGTAAGCGACGCCCGGATTGCCGAAGTAAAGGCTCATCCCGTCAACGCGGCCTCTTGCGCCGGCGTCAGCTTCAATTTGGCCGCCCGAATCGAGTTCATGTGCATCGCCGTGATCTGCTCACTCGTCAGGCCGGACACCTTGATCTGGTTCGGCGTGATGCCAAGCGCTGCGAGCTGCAGGGGCTCGAACTTCAGGGCCTGGATCTGCTGCGCGGTCAGGGACTTTCGAACCGAGAGCGGCGTCCCGGGCTTCGGCTGCGCCGCGGCCGCGGCCGCGGGGGCTGGGGCTGGGGTCGCAGGCTTGGCGGCGGCCGGCTGATTGGGCACGGGGGGCTTGTTCGGCACGGGGGCCACGGGCTTCGGCGCCGCGGCCTTCGGGGGCAGCGTGCTGTTGAGCTTCGCCGACTCGATGGTCTTGCCCTCGAGGATCAAGGTCCTCACCAGCACTAAGTTCCATTGGCCATCGAAGCCCTGATAGTTCGCCACGATCGGCACATCGCGTCCGGCGACGTAGTCGTACATCAGGTTCGCGGCCGCATCCAAGCCAAAGCGAGGTTTCGGGTTCAGAAGGTTGCTCATGGTCGTCTCCTATAAAAATCGTATTTAAATTGGATAACTATCGGACGCTCACCAGCGGCCGCGCTTTTTGCGGTAGAGCGTGAATCGCACATCGCCCCAATCGCGGTTGGCATCGAGGGCGAGCGCAAGGACGCCACCGATCTCCCGGGGGTTCTCATCGTTTGCGCCGTTGTAATAGCGTTGCAGCACGGCGTAGCGCCCGGCGTTGAACTTCATCGCAAGCTTGGCCGAAAGTCCCGCGTGCAAGGCTTCCAACATCTCAGGACGGGTCTGCAGTTGCATCGACAAGTCATCCCCGGGGAGCGCGGTGTTGACCATCGCGTTATAGATGATCTGGTCGGTGTTGTTCTCAGGGCTCCGCCACATGGTCAAGACCAGCTGGTTGTACTGCCGGTCGATCAAGTACCGATCCGGCCGGCCGGTCTGGGTCTTGTCCGGGATCTCGAGATACTCGTTCCGGCTCATCGGGTTGATCGGGGTGTCGCGCCCGTCGCGGCGCAGGATCGCATCCCAGACCATGAGGGTGCCGACGGGAAGTATCACCGAGGCGCCGGTCGTCAGGGAGGTCGTGAACGAGAGCTCCTGGAACTGATACGTCCGGGTGCCTAAGGTGAGCCATTCGGAATTGAGCAGGAGGGTGAGCGAACGCACCGCGGAGTCGATGTGATCATTCCCGATCGCCTTCGCGGCAACCCCCGCGCGCTCAAAGCACTCGCTGAAGACCGAGGCCAAGTCCGGCGAGTAGTAGGCGACGTTGGTGGTGACGATCGGCGTCGGCACGGGGTTTACGCCGTCCTAGATTCGAGCGCCCTCAAGGATACGGTCCCGGTGCCGGAATTGATCTTGACGCGGACCGCTTCCCAGGTCTCGACCAAGGGGGTGGTGATCGAGGCGGTCTGGGCGGTCTGCAGGGTCACGATGTCATCGGCGAAGCCGCCGGTGTTGTTCATGATCTGCCCGTCGGAGGTCGCCTGGACGTCGAAATTGGCGCTCCCGCTCAGAAACGCGCGCAGGTTCGTCGTGAAGTTATTCCTCTGCGCCCCGAGGATGAGCCACGGCGAATAGATCACGGCGCCGGTGCCCACGGTCACGGCCGCAGCGGTCGCCGCGGAACTATTGATCGAGGTCACGACCGCGAACTGGTTCACCGATACGGCGTTACCGACGTTGGCGCCGGCCAAAACCTCGGTCAGCGGCGAGCCGCCGTAGTCGAAGCCCTTGATGGTGAAGTTGATCCCCGAATCGTTGCCGGCCGAGGCAATCACGACCGACTGCGCCGGGGACAAGACGGCGGCGGTGCCGGCGGTCGGCTGGCCGGCGGAAGGGGCCAGGATCTGCGAGCTCGAGTAAGGGCCCCCGGGCTCGGTCACATTCGCGCTCGAGGGCAAGCCATAGCTCGTCGAGACGAGCGCGCCGTTCAAGGTGACAGCCGCGGCGCCCGCCAGGGACTGCGAGAGGGCAATGGCGGTCAAACTGCCAGCCTGCCCCGTCGCGGTGGTGAGATTGCGTTGCTTGGGCATGGCCTATCTCATCATCGGACGCATGGTCGGGAGCGGCGGCGCGGAGGACATGGGCTTCGTCCCTTGGTTCGCAACGATGGGGGGCGTGGGCACCGAGGCCCCACCCACGGGCCCTGCGGCTCCCACAGGGCCGGCAGGAGTCAAGGTCGGCTTCACCGGTGCCGGGGTGGTGCGCGTGCCTTGGGTCCCCTGGATCGGCGTCTGCGCGGGCTGCGGCCGGTTGAAGGGGTCGGGACCTGCGACCGTCGGCGCCCCTTGGGTGAGGATCGGCGAGCGCGCAGGAGCTCCCACCCCCGGGGCGGCGTTGGTCAGGCCGTTTGGCGTGCGAAAGGTCGGAAGCGACGGTCGCATGCCCTGGCGGTTCATGAAGTTAGCCACAGGGCATCAGACCGGTGGCACGCCGAAGGTCCCGAACTGGGTCGAGGGATCCACGGGCTTGAGCAAGCACGAATAGAACTTCGCCCCATTCAAGGTTCCCGCCGGCGTCACGGTCCCCCGCACATCGCCGGTGGAGGTGGTCGCGGGGGAGGTGACATCGGCCACCACAAAGGTCGAGGCGTCCGCCGCATCGTTGAATGTCATCGCCAAGATGTCGCCCGAGTGCGTGTTGAAGGGGAGCCCCAAGACGTTCCCCGTGCCGAAGGTCGCCGCGGTGATGGAGGCCGAGCTCGTGATCGAGATGATCTGGGAGAAGGTCTTCTTGCCGGTGAAGGCCGTTCCCGTCTGCGCTTCGGTTTGCGGATACCCGTACATGTCAAGACCTGCGACGGTGACGGTGCTCGAGGTCGTCCAGGCGCCGACCACGTTTCGGGTCACATCCGGGGTCGTGGCCGCCAAGACCGCGGTACCGGCGGCGGCGATCGAGGCCGACACCGAGTAGAAGTTCGAGACCCCGACGACCGGGGGCTGGCCACCCACCGTGATCGCGGAGGTGACCGCATTGACCAAGGCGCCTGAGCCGCCATAGGGCCCGGTGGAAGTGATCTCCTGTGGGAAGGTATTCGGCAGGAACGGACACGTGGTCGCGCCGTTAGTGAAGATGCCGTTGAGCACCTCGCCATCGGAGAAGGTGATCGGGTAGATCCCGGAAGCCCCAGCCCAGTTGGCCGAGAGCGTTAAGGAAGTCGCGCCCGCGGCGATCGCGGCGCTTGCGGTCGCGGCGCGGTTGCCCGTCGGGCGGAAGCGAAAGAGGTTGTGGCACTCATGGCCGGGCTTGCCGGTCTGGTAGTTGCCGATGGAGGCGCGGCCATAGAAGGTCTGGTTCGCGCGGGAATAGAGTTGTCGTGACATTCGAAGCTCCTCGAGCAGCCCGGCGTTCGGGCACTCCTGTCAAGTTTGGCCACCCCAGCCGCGCCGGCGAGGGGTGGCACTCGTCGCTGGTTTAGCCTAGTTGCCGGACGCTGCCGCCCCGCGGGGGTTGGTCCACCCCTGGCTGTAGCGCTCGGAAATCTTGTACCGAAGGTTCCCGGTCTCGAAGTCGCCCTCGAGGCCCTTCTTCAGGCTCCGGCGGTTGAACGCGCGAAGGCCATCCGGCACATCCGTGATCAGGTACCACTGGGTGGGCGATGAGAGGTACCGATTGACCGAGAAGCCGTCCCGGATGGTGCCCAACTTGAAGAGGGCATTGATGTTGTTGTCCCCGGTGTCCGGCTGGTACGGGGTCATCAGGAGCCGCGCGGCGATGTACTGGAGCTCTGTCGGGATGACGAGCTTCTTGATCATCGCGCGCACCGGGATGGAGCGCTCATCCGTCCACTCGGCGATCTGGATGGAGATCTGCTCCAAGGCGGCCTCGGAGAGCTGCGCGGAGGTCGCGAGCATGTTCGAAAGCACGCCCCCACCGCCCAAGGGGTGCGCGGTCGAGAAGAGCGGCACGCCATCGCCGCCCGGGTTCGTGCTCGCGAAGCCGTAGTTTAAGATGTTGGTCCTGTTCAACTCCTTCGAGTACTTCATCGAGCGGCCCATGGAGCGGGCGATCTGCGAGCCCATGGTCAGGTACAGGTTGTCCTCGACCGCTTCCTCCGTGATCGCGACCGCCTTGACGATGGTCGCGTGCTGGTAGCGCGACACGAAGGTCTCGTACATGTCGTCGTACTCGATGGCCGAGCCTTCGGGCTTGGTCTGTCCGGGCCCGGTGCCCGCCATCATCACGTCTTCCTCGTACGCTTTCTCGGACGGGGACTCGACGAAGATATCCGGCCAGAGGTCCGGGTACTCGTTGTAGGCCAGGCCCACCACGGCATTTAGGCCGAGCTGGAGCTGTTTGCGTTCGTCGCTTCGTAAAATTGCCATTGCTTACTCCGTTTTTAAGTCGTTGAAGCGACTGGATTAGTAGACGACGCCGGCGCCGGCGACCGCGCCCTTGTAGTGCAGGAAGATCGTCACCAACGCGCGGGCGTACTGGCCGTAGTTGTTGTTGGTCAATTGGCGCAGCGACTGGATCTGCAACTGCTGCGTGGTCGATGAGTTCGAGAGGGTCGACTGATCCACCATGTCCGCGCTGTTACCCGTCAGGGTCGAGCCCGTGCCGATCACGACGTTCGCGGTGTTGCCGATGTTCGTGTTGGCGAGGCCTGCGGTTCCGGAGACCTGGGCATCGAAAAGAAGCTCCGGGTCATCCCAGACCAACGCTTCCACGGTCGAGCCCGTGACGGTCGTCTGTCCTGAGCCCCAGTAGGGACGAAACTGGACGCTTCCGCCCGCATCGACGTAGTTGCAGCCCTTGAAGGAGCCCAAGGACGGGTTCGCACCCGCAGCGACCACATCGATGTTGTTGCCGGTGCCGGTCGGCTTGACCAGGCTTCCGCGGTAGATGTTGGAGGCCAAGGCGCCGGCGATCGAATAGTCGCCCGAGGTGTTCGTCCGGTTCGGGGTACCTCCCGCCATGTGCTTCACGGGCGTGAACCCGGACGGGTTATTGATGTTGGCTGGAGTTGCCATAGATCGCTCTTCCTCTTAAATGGTTGAAGTGGGTGGCTTTCACGCATCCGCCCCGGCATCGCCCCGGGGGCGTCTTGCGCGCATCCGGTCAAAGCTGTGGCTCACCTCGTTGCGGTCTTCGACCAACGGCATCGCCGGGCTCGCGACATCGAGCCCCGGATTTTTCTTCGTGACCTGTTTCGTCGCCCGGTCGCGGTTGCCGTTGTAGTGGGCATCGCGCTGCGCCTTCATGTAGTCGGGGAGCTTCATGAGGATGGTGGTCTCATCCCCGATGACCTCGCCGTACTTCGCGAGGCGCCCGGTGAAGGTCTCGACGGGTAGGTCGTCCTCGTCGATCTCCTCGGGCTTGACGAACTGCCAGCCCTCGCGCAAGGAGGCGAGGAGCCCCGCATCATCGCCATGCCGGCGCTTGTGGCGCGCGATATAGCAGTACGAGTACCCCGGGGGATCCGGAAAGGAGGGGAGCGAGTACGCGCGGCGCCAGGAGCGCTGCGCACCGGTATCGACGGTGACGACCTTGTGGGCGGACTTCGCCTGCTGGTTGACCGAGGGGCCATGGCCGCGGTCGACCGCGTGCGCATTGCCGGCCCCCTTGGCGCGGCTCTCGGCGCGCTGCCTCGCGATCGCGGGCTTCTTGGCCTCGCGTTGCACCTTCATCTCGCGGATATCGCCGGCGCCGGGGGCGCAGCCTACTTCGATGACGCTCATGCGGAGGCCTCCATCGCCGAGGCTTCCCGCAGGAACTGGACCAAATCCCGGTCATTGTCAGGGTTCAAATTGACGGAGATCATGGTCTTGCGCTCTTGTTCGGTGAGAATGCGGCGGCTGCCGTTGTTGCGCTGTCCCTGCGCAGAGCCCCGGTCCTGCATGTTGCCGGTGGGAGCTCGCCGGCGGCCTTCGCCACGGTCACGGCCCTCTTCGACCTCCGCGTCAGGCTCCTCCTCGTCCCCGCCGCGGCGCCGGCCTGCGACGACGGGTAGGTCCTTGAATTTATCCTTCAAGCGCCTCGCGACCTCTTTGAAGGTCTCATCGGAGTTGTTGTCGAAGCCCTCCTCGTTCACGAGCTTGATGTAGAGCGCGCTCGCGGCCTGCTTCTCGATCTCAAAATCGGGGTCTTCCCACCAATCCTCGTTCGCGAGGATGAAGCGCGAGCCGGCTGGGGTGGGACCCGTGGCCGCGGGCTTTCGCGCCTGCGGGGTCTGGCCTTGGGCCGTTCCCGGGGCCGCCGTATCGGCACGCTGCCGGGAGCCAGAGAGCTTCGCGTGGTAAGCACCATCCGCCTTGATCATCTCGGCGGTGATGCGAGCGGCGGCCACGGAATCGCCCTTCTCATTTGCGGCGGCGAGCTGCTCCTCCAAGGCCTTCATGGCCTTCTCATGAGCGGTGGCCGCCTCCTGATCGCTCCCGCGCTCGACGGAGACGCCCTCGTAGCGCTTTTTGATCTCGGTGAGCTCTTGCTGGTGGCGGGCCTCTTGGTCGGCCAACTTCTGATCGAACTGACGGGTCAAGTTCTTCTGCAGATTGGTCATCCGCGTGAACATCTTGCGCTCGGAGGGTGAGTAGCGCTTGCCGTCCTCGTTGTCCCGGACGCCGGCGGCGATATCGTTCGCAGGCTTCGAGCGGCGGGTCACCGCTTTGTTCGGATCGCTCTCGGATAAATCGACCGAGACCTCGGTCTCAGGGGCGCGCCGGCTGGCACGGGCCTGACTCTCTTCTGACATTGCGAAGGCTCCTCGAATGGGTTCGGGCTTTTCGCAATCTATTCGCGGTCAAAAAAAGAAAACATGCCAGCCACTGGCAGGGATGGGCAAGGAGGTCAGATGTGAAGAGGCAGACCGCGCATGGACGGGAGGCACCCCGCTAGAGAGGACGGGGCGGACCGCTGCGCGGCTCTCGGGGCTGCCAACCGCTTAAAGGCTACGGAGATACTGTGGCCGGACCTTCAAGATTTCAAATGTAGAACTTCCAGGCCTGCGGGTCATCGGTGATCCCGAGAAGATCGGTCACCTTGAGCACACGGATCTTCTGGCCGGTCCTGCGCAGCGTGAGCTCCTGGCCGCAGTGAAGCTGGTAGACCACGTACTTGCCGATCAACTGCTCGATGGTCTGCACGTCTTTGTGGAAGTTACAGAGTTTGATGCCGGAGGCGGTCACCCCTTCCATGGCCGCGGGGCCCGCCTTCAACACTCGGGCGACGGTGCATTGGATGGCTTCTGCCTGCTGGGAGAGATCGACGACCTCGATGCCGCCGTCGGACACCGTGCGTGGCTCGATGGGCTCGACCACGATGTTCACCCAGCCGGGATCGAACGGGAATCCTTCCTTCAGGAGATCCGGCTTCTGGGCGACCTCCCGCAGCGCTCGGCGGGCCGCGCGCTCGACATCGAATTTGGGGGCCTCAGAGCGGGGTGTCGCCATCGGAATCTCCATTGATTGATTTGATCTGTTCACTCACCTTGTCGATCGCCCAATTCAGGCCCTTGCAGCGCCCGACGATCTCCCAATGCTTCTCTTCGGAGCGGCCGTCCGCGAGCTGCTCCTTCAACTGCTCGCGCGAGACGATGAGCATCTTGCGTAAGCTCGCAAGCTGCGTGTAGGCATCAGCCATGCCTATCTCCCAGGAGCGGGTCGTCGAGGACGATCACACCGGGCCTCGCACCCGAGATCCCGGGCATGACGCTGAGCGGCGTGGAATAGATCACCTTGCGGGTGCGCGCGTGCGCATAGCTGACTGAGCGCCCTAGGCGCTTGGAGAAAATCTCTGCCCACCATCGGGCATCTTCGCGGCGCTGGGCAGCCGCCTTTCGCCGATGCCTGCGCCGGCGGCGCTCATCGACCAGGTAGAAGTCGGCGTAGATGCCGCGATTCCCGAGACCGAGCGATGAGCCTAAGCAACAGCGCGGATAGTTCAGGTCGATCGCCTCTTCGTGGGAGATGGGGACGAGTTTACTCAACGGGGCACCAGGGGCTCGTTCGAGCGGTTGTCGACCGCGAGCGATAGATCCAGCCAGAACCGGGTCTTCAAGGCCGGCATCGTACCCAATCGCATCCGGACCAAGTGCCGTGCGGCTTTGCCCTTGGCGATCTCCTCGGGGGTGAGCTCCTCAATCTTGTACTCTGGATACAGGCGCCACCAGATATATCCGATCTCGCCCATGCGCTTAAGCTCCGCCGCCACCTCCGCGCGCACCCTGTTTGCCAGCTCACAGACCTCCTCGGAGGAGTGGCCGATCATCTTGAAACTCTTGTACCAGACCCGCTGCACCATGCGCACCGCCCCGGGCGAGTGGCCCGGCTCAATCTCCGCATTCGCATTGATGTACCACTCCAAGGGGAGCTCGAAGTAGGCTGTCGGGGGACCTGTGATCTCGTATACGACGGGGTCCGCTAACTGATTCGAGGGCGCCATGCTCGCGAGCTCGGCCGCGGTGATCAGGATCTTCTGGGCCTCGCCGTCCTCTGTCCGCTCATCGTTCATGAAAGATCGGTCTTCTGGTAGCGCAGTACGGCTTCCATGAGGAGAGGATTGGTACGCTCGATCTTCACGTGGACGAGGGGCTGGGCGGGGTGACCCAACGCGGCGTATTCCTCCTCGAGGGTGCGGCCAGAGCGCGGAAGACCCAAGGCGCGGCGCCGATCGAAGTCCCCGAGGGCCCAATAGTTGTACCAGCCGAAGCCCGGGTGCGAGGGGTACTTGAAGGCGACGCTATGCCGGGGGGCACCCGAAAGGCCAGCGTTGTAGCCGCTCCCCTGCTCGTAGGCCACCCGCCGACGCTCCGATTCAAAGCGGTAGAAGTCCCGCTCCGCCATGGAGAATTCTTTGGTGAACTCGGCATCGGTCTCCCCCGGGCCCGTGCCCAGGCTTTCGATGATCTGCGCGAAGCGCCGATGCGAGCCGGTGACACAGAGCTTGTAATACTCCAGCCACTCGGCCACTTCTGCCACGGTCGGGACCCAAATGGCCCCGAGTGCCGGCGCGATCGCGGGGACCTTCGAGGGCGCGAGCTCGCCGGCCACGAAGCCGCCGGCGGCTGAGACGGCGGCCAAGGACACGGTCATCTGCAGGAAGCGCCGGCGGGACATCATCGACCGACGCGCTCCGGGAGGGACTTGTAGGAGACGCCTTCGGCCTTGTCCGCCTGGTTGAAGTCCTTGCCCACCGACTGGGGGATACCGACCTTCTTCGCGAACTTCTTGTTGTGCTCGACGGCCTGCATGAGGCGCTTCTGGGCCTTGGATTCGTTCGGCATTGACTACGCTCCTTTGGAACCCACGCGGCGGCCATTCGCTTGGAGGTACCACTCAAACAGATGGTTCAGAGGGGCAGGATGCACATTGACCTGGTACGAAAGCTCCGATCGGGTGACTTCCTTCACCCAGACTTGGGTGTCAAGCGCGGCCCCAGGGGCCACAAGGAGATCGTACTGGAATGCCGGGCCGAGA